TCGCTTTTTTTACCATCTAAACCCCCAAAAAAGAATTCGCTAATTTTTCCTTTATAAGCTCCATCTAAATTACCTTCAGTCTTATGTACCCAACCTTTACCAGCAACATATTCTCCTTTACTAATAGATAAATCATTTGGCCCTGCTTTACTAGGAACTAATAAACCCCTAGCAGGTTGAATTACTAAATTACCTTCTTTTTCGGCTTTAGGTTTCTTTCTCTTTACATCTTCTGCATTATCTGGATCAACTGGACTACCAATTTGATTATTTACTATTGCATTTTTGAAATGCTTAATAGAAGTTAATGCCATTGTAGCTAAATCATTTAATTCTCTTTCAGCTGTTAATAAACTTGATGGTTCTCTTTCATCTTCTTTTGCCATTTTATTCACCTGTTATCTTTGCTGCTAAATTATTTAATTGATCCCAATCCATTTTATTAATCATATCACTATCGGGCATTCCTGATGTATTTTGATTAACTTTAGGAGAGGGCGTAATAGCCTGTACTAACCCTGCTTTCATAAGCAAATTATCTTTATTATAAACTGTATATTCAAGATTAGTTATTTGTTCTTTCATTTTCAATAATATTTCTAATATTTCTTTATTTATTTCATCTGTCATTCTTATTCCTCCTTTTCTTTGGAAGCTCCTAATTCTTCTAATTGCCGCCCAAGATTTCTTAATTTCGTATCCCTATTATGTCTTAAACTATCTGATATAACCTTTATTGTTTTTTCACCTATTTTTGGTTTGCTTTCTTCACCAAATATAATAGCATAAACTTGTTTGTCACTTAAATTATCTGAAATAACATCCCCAAATTCCTTTACATTTTCTATAATTTGATCCTTAAATCTATCAATCTCTCTAACATTAGCTCTTTCAATTGCGTTATCTAAATCAACAACAACATCTCTTTGTTTTTCTTCAATAACATATTGGTCTTTATCATCATCTTTTTTTCTTCTTAATAAAGAACTAATACCTCTTAAAGGAAAAGCCTCAGTATGAGCTTCTAATAAATATGAATATAATTCTTTATCTCCTATCTTTTGAGATAAATTTTCTTTAATTTCCTTTTCTGTTTCTTTAATTAATTCTTCATCAAAATTAACTTTACCTGCTAAAGATTCTCCTTTCATGATTCTAGCTAAAACAGGAAATAATTTTTTAGCTTCAACATCTCTAGTCATATATGTTTTATACCTTCTAGTAAATTTAGGTAAAATTCTATTATCTGTAATAAAAGTATTATCATTGATAACACTTATTAATTCAGGTAATACCTTTTCATTAAAATCTAATAAGTCTTGTACTTCAAAAGGTAATTTTTCTATAGGTTTCTTTTTTGTTTTCTGCTGCAACCTTTCTTTTCTTTTAGCACTTCCTCTTCTTAATTTTGGATCTAAATTCAAATCAATCAAATCACCTGACACAACTCGTGGTTCTATTAAATCTATATATACGTCTAACATATGTAAAAATTCTTCAATACCAGCATTAGGTTGAATAATCTTGAAGGCAGCATACATTTTACCTCCAGCTCTATCATTATTAAAAGAATCAATTGGCCCAGTAGGTATATTAGGTATTTCTTCTTCTTGTAATAAGTCTGTAATAAAATTTGAATTTGGGTTTGGTTCCACATCTCTTAATATGGATTTATTAAATAATTCTGCCATATCGTTTTTATGAATTAATATTCCGTTACCAAAATTCTTTCCTAAATCTCCTAGATCTGAATGCTTAATTAAATAATGATTAGGAGTAGGGGCTACTACAGTATTATTTGCTAATGAACGGCCAACTAATGCATATCTTCCATGTCTAGTATCTATTGGTGGTGGATCTCTTCTTTCTCTTCTTTCTCTTTTTGGTACTGCGTATCCTAACTCTCTTAAACGAGCATCTTCTTTCTCGTCTTTTAGAATAGATTTCCAGTTCATATTACTTTCTCCTCATTTCAGCTATTATTTCTCTTGCTCTTTCTACACTTCTAGTAGTTTTAATTTCTTCATATAAACCACCAAGACCTGCAAGATAAATATCACCGTGATACATTCTTATCTCTTCTGCCTCACCAACAAGATCATTTAATTCTCTTTTTTCAGCAGGGGTTAAAGGGTCAACATCTTCTTTATCACCATATCTCTTTGCATCTTGAATTGCCTCTTCTGTGCTAATTTTTAATATTTTTTTCCAACTCATTTTAAATCACCTTATTTATCTTCTTTTGGTCTTAGACCTTTCGCTCTTAATTTAGTAAGCATAATACCACCAAGCTCTCTTTGTTTACCCACTTCAATATTTCCTTGAATTGCTAATTCAGCTATTTCTAAGAATAAATCTCCATAATGGCCTCTTGTAGTAGTCATGCCATGTAGTTTACGACTTAGATCTTTAATTTTTTGAGTAGGCTTAATAGAATCCCCTACATCTGTTTCTTCATGTCCTACTAAAGACTCTTTTTCATCTCTTGAAATTTCATTTCTAAATTTTTTAATCCTATCAGAATCTTTTTTATAATCTGGTGTCCAAGTCATAATTAGACCTCCTTCCATTTATTAGGTATTTTTGGCCCACCTACAATAACACCTGGAATTTTTGTATCATTAGATAATGTTTTATCCTGTGGTGGTTCTGGTAATCCAGGTGCCATATTTTTAGTAACCTTTTCTTTCTTTGGGTTATCTAATTTTCTCTCTATCTGTTTGATAGTCGCTTTTGTTTCTTTTAATTTATTTCTAATTTCTTCTGTCATGTTTATTCTCTCCTTAAACGCTTTACCCAATTTGGATCATGTTCTTCATCATCCTGTCTAAAATCTAATTCTTTTTCTAGTTCTGTAATAATATTTTTATAGTATGATTTTAAATCTATACCTGGTATTCTTTGTTTTGTTTTTATAGATATTTGAGGAGCTCTTTTCCAAGATTGTTTGGCGGATTCTAATTTATCTAAAATTTCCTTTTCTTCTAAATCTTGATATAGTCTTTTAGGTTCTATTCTTTTTTTATGCCTATTTTCTCTTTTAGAATAATTAGGATCAAGTATAGGATCTCCTCTTACTTTATCTCCAGGATCTTCATATTCACCCATTTTAATCACCCGCTAATATGTCGCTTTCACATATAGGACAACCTGTTCCTGTGTATTCATGACCACATTCTTCACATTTTTCCCATTTTAATTTTAATAAATTAAACCAAGTCATAATTAACCTACCTTCCTTTCAGTTCTTCTATCTACATTATTATTTGCAGCCGCTGCGGGTAATCCTGTTTGCCTTTTAGGTGGCCCTACAGACATTTTAGCTGTTGGGGCACCACCACCACTTGAAGCACCCTCACCTGCCATCATTTGACCCATTTGACTAGCATCAACATTAGTACCAGCATAAGGGTCACTTTCTATTTTTTGATCTTTATCTAATTTTGGTTGTGATTCTTCAACATATGCTTTCTTATAAATAAAGTTTCCATCTTCATCCATATCCACATCAAAACCTAAATTTTTAATTTGACCAGCAAGATTAACTTCAAGTTCTCTTCTTCTTAGTTGAGCCAATTCATCTTCTTCTTCTGAACGCGGTAATTGTAATTCCCAATCAGTAATGCCAAATTGTTTTGTAAGATAAGGGAACATGTATTTATTATAAACATTCTGAGCCATTTCAACAGCCCTATTAGTAACAAGGATTTGCATACCTTCATTATTTAATCCCCCGCTTGTTGAGGTATCACTCATAAATATCTTGCTTACACCAAAAAATGCAGAAATTCTATCTCTAAGATCATCTTTAACTGCAATATAGTCCATTTCTTTTAAAGTGTTCATAAAAGGAACCCACTCAACAGAACCACGATTATTTCCTTCTGTTTCAATACCCATTATCGGTATATAGTGTGGATCTTTTTCTAATTTTTCTTTTACCCCTTTCCAGTATCTAACAAGAGATTCCATGTTATTTGTTTGTACTGCTAATACTCCTCTTGGTGTACGGCTTTTACTATAACTTGTATTAATATAATTTTCCATAGCAATAAGGGTTGTTATATTATTCCATAGTGTAAGAATAGGAGGGCTACCATATAATCGTGAAGGGCTATATTTACTAAAATGTACTACCTCTCCTTCAATATAATATTGATCGACTCCATGTACTTTATTAATATAATGTATTGGTTGAGCTTTACCTCCACATTGATCACATCTTTCTTCAGATTCATCTGTTATAAAATCTCTACATGAAATACAGGTAAATCTAGTTTGTCCTCTTTCACCGAATTCATCTGTTTCTATAAACATTGTTATAGGATCTCCTCTAATGATTTCTTTTACTTTCCACATTACAGTTTCGCCATCACCGTCAATATAATACTCTTTAATAAATATTAAATAAGCATCATCAACTACATTTAAATCATCTTCTAATTCCTTTAACACGTCTATAAATAACTGTAGGCCAGAATTAACAGAACCCTCAAAGAAATCTTGTGCATATAATTTTTGTCTTTTATCAGGTTTTCTTAAATTAGAACTACCGCAAAAACAAGTATCAATTTCCTTTTGATATTCTTCACCACAATCAATACACTTTACAGAAAACTTTTTTGACCAAATATATCCTCTTCTAAATATTTCATTTTTTAATTGAACTAAACAAGTTCTAGTAATTGTAGAAAGTTTGGCTATTTGAAATAACATTGGGCCAGCTAAATATTGAGGATGAGAAGCTTCTTGAATACCCAAATTATATATATCTTTATCTAAAGGTAAAGGCGTCTTACGCTTTAATAAACCTCTAAACATATCTCTTACTCCCATATTATTCATCTCCTTTTTATTATTGAATCCATTTCATCCATTAAACCTAGTTTACAATTTTTTCTATACTTAGTAATATCATCTAAAGTAATATTATATTTATCTAATTCTTTTGAAGAAGCTGCATCTTTCCAATTTTCATATTTTATGAGTTTAAATATTTCTTGTATTCTTGGTTTAGCCCAATCTTCTTTCTTAAAATTTCTTTTAATTCTAATACATTCCATAACAAGGTCGGCCTGTGGCCCCTTCATTTTTAGGTGGAGTGCCGACTTAGATAAAAGTTCCTCTATATCATTCATGCTGTAAAAATTTAATCTATTGGTTGTTCTATTAGTTTCATTATATCCTGGTTGATCAAGATGTAGCTTACCAACTTTTAGTTCTTTATGCAATTCTTTAACAAAAGCTTTTCCTCTATCACCTGTGGCAACAATACCTAACCTTGGAGATCCCTTACTATCCATAGTAATAAAACCATCTGAATCTAATACTCCAGCTACATATGAATAAATATCCTTTTTAATTTCATCAGAAAATAAGTAATATTTTCTATCAACAATAGTAGCTCCCTTGGATCTTAACATTTTTGAAATCATTTGTGTTGATGTCTGCCTTTTTATTTTACTAGATAATAAATTATGTATATCCTTAACATCTTTACCTGGATATTCACAAACTGTTTTGATAACCTCTTCTTTAATTATTTCCTTTTTATCCTTTCTTAAAGATTGGTGAGCTACATTTTTTACTATGTTATTAAAATCTTTTTTATGACCTTTCATCATTAAAGACAAATCTGAATATTTCCTACCATAATCTATAGATTTTCTATTAAGATTACATTCCCAATATTCACATAACGAATCTATAAGTTTAGCTCTTGTATGCTCATCTTTAATATTGTCAATTTTCTCTAGTTTTCTTTCTGTTAGACTCATATCTTTTAATGGTTTTTGATAAGATTTTAACCAATAAATACTATCTATAGATTTTTGGATATGTTCTTGATAGCCAGAAATAAGGTGGTCTATTGTTTTAGATATTTTTAATCTTTGCTTACCTTTAAACTTACGCCTCATATAGCGTAAATCTTTAATAATTTCTGGTAAAGTTTGTTCTCCTATTAAAGGGGAATCTGGGAATACAGGCATGGCTTTTTTAGCATCCGTTAAACTCATTTTAAATTCAGTTGATATATTTTTAATCATATCATAATCACTTCCTAATGGTTGATCAAATATCCATGCTGCTAATTTTTCTTCATTAGGTTTGAGTACTTCTATGATTTCATCTCTAGCTTCATTAGTTTCCTCAGATTCTTGATCTTCTACTTCTTTTTGATTTTTAAAATTATTCACCGCTGCTTCTAGAGCTGCTTTTGCATCTTCTGCTTTTCTAAAAATTGATTCCAGTAAAAGCACCCCCTATTCTTGGTAAATTTGTTGTTGGAGTATTTAATAACCCTAAATCTTCAATATCAATAAAAGCGTCTGAGAATGTTTTAGTCGCGTAGTTTGCTAATGCTAATGCTATCACTATATCATCGTGCGCTCCTACGCCTTCAATCTTTCCATTAAAAGAAATACCAAAGGTGGACAATTCATCAATAATGGTGTTAGTAACTCTTCTAGATTCTTCATTTCCTCTAGGAAATTTAATCTTATGATTTTCAATATTCATTTGTAAATTTAAAATAATTTCTTCTTTCTTTTTTCTAGACATGGTAAACTCCTTAACCGGATAATCTGTAATATCTTTTAATTCCATAGCAAAAGACTTTGCAAAAGTATTTGTTTCTATCATAACAATTTCAGGATCAAACTTTCTACATAACCCTATCATCATATTTATATGAGAACGAAAATCTAAATCTTTTTCTCTAACCATATGTACTATTCTTTTATTCATTTGTTCATCTATTTCAAGTACCATCATTACAGTATAATCACCATCAATAGATAAACTAGGATCATAACCAATATAATATCTATATTCACCCTCTCTTCTCCCATGTCTTAATATTGATTCATCATCATAACAATTTTTAATATGTTCTGGATCAAACAACATTGTGCCCGTACTAATAGGCACACATAAATACTCTCTCGTAAATTTCAAAGAACCAATTTCTTGCTTACGTTTATTTAAAGCAGCTTTAGGCCATCTTTCGGGCCACAAGGGTTCATTGGATTGATCTAAGGCCGCATAAGTATTAAGAGTGTAGGCTTCATTCTCAGCCAATTGTGAAAATATATCTGTATAAGTGAATGGAGTGCCTATCATTCGCAAGGAAGCTGTATGGTGCAGGGTTGGTATCATATCACCCCAAAACCAATCTGTAACACGCTGTATAGCCGCTACTGAGAAGTCTTTGAGAGGGTCGTCAATTACGATTTCTTGAGGATGCAAACCCCTAATTTGAGAACCTATTGAACGCTCTTTTATATTATTTCCATTAGTCAAGTGCATATCACCCACTGCCCATCCACCTGTAGGTTTAAAGCGTTTTAGACAAGGAATATCATTAAAATATCTATCTATCTCTTTCATGTGTACCATCGTTTGTTTATGATTAGAAGAGATATAAACAATTTGATAAGGGGGTTCTTGAAAACATAATTGATAAACACACCAAGCATGAAAAAAGACTGATTTACCATGATCTCTTGAGCATATAATAACTGTGCGTTTTGTATTATATACAAAATCTAGCCATTCTTTATGGAACCATGCTAACTGATAACCCAAGACCTTTTCAAAGAAATATGGAAAATTACCTTTGGACATTTTTAAGTCCATTTCTTGTATTATATTTGTAGTCATATATTCACCCTTATTATTGTATTAAATATTCTATCAAACGAAGCATTTTTAGTATCATCTTCTTCAGGTTTTAATACAGGCTTAATAAAATAAGCATCTTTCTTTTTATATTCAGCGACTACATCATCTGGTATATCTGGATGATCTTTAATATTAGTATCATAGCGCCCCGCACCT